GTGAATGAAGCAGTGCGCTAGCGCGCGCTAGGGCGTTGGCACTCGAGTTAAGGCGCAGCTGCCGCTGCCGCGGCCTCAGGGACTGACGGAAATTCAATACCATCGTTATCAACTGCTTGAATCGGGTAAGGGTCCGTAAGGCTGACGTAGAACTCCGTGTGAATATCGACTTGAACATACTGCAACGAGTAGGTAGGCAGCGGAGACCCATAGGACGGATCGTTCGGGTCGGTGAAGTTGGACTCGTTCTGAGGACCAATGATTAGCTGAACCCAGGCAACATGAGGCGGAGAACCAGCCGTGTTATGAGCATCGGCGTCGCCAGGCTGAGTAGATCGAAGAAGTGCGGATACATTAGTCATACCAGGTTGACCTTCGGCGGCACCAAACATAGACCGTGAGTTGAACTTGATCTTGAACGTCCGCATTGCATCTTTGTCGGACTGAGCTGATTGAACAACACCGCATCGCCAGCGTCCGGTTTCTTTGAGCTGCTGGTAGGTGATGCCGGCGCCTACTGGTTCGGGAATCTCACCATCGGCTGTAGACCCATCTCCCGGGGTCTGCGGGGTGATACGCCAAGCGTACCAAATCTTCGAGGCTTTCTCGTACGTGCCATCAGCGATTTTCTGGTTGATTTCATTATTGGTGATCCGGATAGTCATTTCAGCACCAATGACAGTGTAGGACTTGTACTGATCGGCGAGGACGTGCGTGAGCGGAATCTTCCGAAGGGTATTCTGAGTGTTACCTCCAACGGTGACAAGGTCGGGTTCCTTCCAGTAAGCATACGTGTTCGTGCCAGGGGTCGGTGGGACATACTTGCCCTGATTGTAGAAGTTCCGGAGATCGTTTAGCCGGAATATGAGTTGACGGTTCTGACCCTTGACAACATCCTTGAGTACTTCAGGTTCGAGGTCAGCATAGGCAACACCGTTCGTGTGAATCCGAGGAGCGCCATCCATGTACGTTTCGGCGGCTACAGGTTCGAATGAACAAACATCTCTGAGCCTGATGATCTTACGCTGCGTGAATCCGCCCAGAGGGAGCTTAAGTTTGCGGGCAGCTGATACGCGTCCATATCGTCGAGCGGCGCGTCGTGTTCGGGTGACTTTCTTTTGCGCGGTCGAGTAACGTTTACGACCATAGTTCTTATAGCCCCGTCGCTTAAGAGAACGTCCAGCTCGGGATCGGTATTTCGATGTGCGCGGCATGCTTGCTTGTTTTGCCCACTTACGTGAATGCAGGGGGTTTCTGTGGATGTTATAGTTGCGCCAAGCTTTGAGCTTCGAGGAGGCGCCTTTGACCCACTTGTTGAGTTCACCTGCTTGAGACAGAAGTGAAGCTAGTTGGAAACCTTGTTGGGCGTAAGGTACTAAAGCACCTGCCATTTGAGACCCATTTTGGGAAACCCTATATATGCACCCTGGACCTAAATGCACTCGGTGTGCGCCCCAACCTAAATCTAGTCGGGGTTAGGGTTAGGGTTAGGGTTAGGGTTAGGGTTAGGGTTATGGAATCTCAGTAAAAACTTAGAGATATCTTTTGACCCACAATTGCCAGTAGTTCACTGACTATATAAGGACTGAAAAATATTTAAGTGTAAAACTTTTTTTGGCGCTTCGCTGTAACAATATATAAAAAAAGTTTTTAAACCACTGGATCAACTGGATCATTTTTTGTGATTGCAAATTCTAATGTCACAATGTGCTGTTTACGATGCTACTATCAAAGCCACTGCTGCGAATGTATCTGTGGACGCAGTGAAAGGATGGTTGCGGAAACTATGCAAGAAGTGGACTTTCCAAAGAGAACTTGGAGCGGATGGTTACGATCACTATCAACTTCGACTATCCCTCAGGAAGAAACTTCGGGAAAACTCAATGGTAAAACTGTACCGCCTCCAGTGGGGGGACGGAGTAGGACGGATTCGTGTGACTCACAAGGAGAATGCGGACCTGATGGAGCTGACCGGGGATGCATTCTACTGCCAGAAAGAGGACACTCGGACGGACGGACCATGGACAGACCGGGACGACACCGGTTACGTGCAGATGCGATTCCGGAAGGGTGTGCTGAAGCCGTGGCAACAGCAGTTGCAGCAGATGATGAACATGCATTTGGCTCAAGGGAACGACCGGAACATCATATTGGTGTACAACCAGTCGGGGAACGTCGGAAAGAGCTGGTTCCGTGGATACATGAAGCAGAAACATGGGTGGCTAACGGTGCCATCAACATGCCAAAACCCACAAGAGATGATTCAATATCTTGCGTCTAATCCTAAAATTAAGGACGGATGGAAAGGATGCATTATGTGCGATGTACCAAGGGCTGTTAGTCCTAAACATTGGTTCACGTTGGCTCAAGGACTCGAGGCTATCAAACAAGGTGAATGGTACGACCAACGCTACTCTATGAAGGAAATTATAGTAGAACCGCCTGCTATGTGCGTGTTTGTAAACTCTAAGCCTCCCCCAGAAGTTATGTCGCAGGACGTCTTTCAAATTATTGAAATATAAAGGCAGTAGGGGTGGTACTCATTTGCGTGAATGAAGCAGTGCGCTAGCGCGCGCTAGGGCGTTGGCACTCGAGTTAAGGCGCAGCTGCCGCTGCCGCGGCCTCAGGGACTGACGGAAATTCAATACCATCGTTATCAACTGCTTGAATC